CGATGCCGTGACCCATGCTTGCAGGGTGGCCGATCATCAGCGAACAGTCGCCCGTCTTCCATCGGTGCATCGCGTTAGTTAAAGACGATTCACTCTTACATTCGGTTAGGTTAATCGGGCGCAGCGCTTTAAACCGTTCCATGATGCGCTCGGCGTCACTGCGGTAAGCGTAGGCGCACAGGATCGGTGAGCCTTGGGCCTCGTCGATAATGTCCTCCAGCGCGTTCAGCTTCATGTCATGCACTGGTTCCCACAACGGCATTCCGGCAATTGGGTACATTGCGCCATTGGAGAATTGAAGACATTTATTAGTCAAGGCCGCTTGGTTGAAGGCTTCGACCTCCTTACCACTATCAAGCACGAGGAAGAATTCTTTCTCCAGCCTATCGTATTTAGCCCGCAGATCATCGGGCATTTCGATCTCTACGTTATTCACAATTAAATCAGGCAACGGATTATAGTCCTCGGCACTCATCTCCAAAGTGATGTCACCAATCAGCTTTTTAATAGTGTCCTCGGTGTCCTCGTACGGCACTTCCTTGTAAGGTCCGACCTTTTTGTAAAACCGGGTCTTAAATTGCGTCTTGCTGGTGCCCAATCGCTCACCCTTGTCCACCACAAGAAACTGACCGTGCAGGTCTTTGTAGCCGTTGCTGGCAGGGGTGCCGGTCAATCCCGTGGTCCAATCGAACTGATCAGCGATTTTGCGAAACGCCTTTACCCGGTTTGTGGCACTGTTTTTCATCTTGCTGATCTCGTCCCAGATGATTCCGTTGAAAGGCATCGGCTTGCCCTTCTTCACAAAGTACGTCTGCAAGGTTTCAGCAAGCCACCCAAGGTTCTCGTAGTTGATCATGTACACGTCAGCGGGGCGCAGCAAAGCGCGGGTGCGCTGGTCCTTGGTGCCCGCCACCATACTGAACCGCAGGTGCTTGGTGTGCTCCCACTTCGCAGCCTCCTGCCGCCACACCAGCCGAATGACCCGGATGGGAGCCACAATAATCACACCGCGAAGGAAGCCGGTCTTGATCAAATGCGCGAGGCTGGTCAGTGTGATCACGGTCTTACCTAGACCCATGTCCAGCCACAGCATCGAGTGATGGTGCGTGGACTGGAAGTTAACCGCCTTTTTTTGGTAGTCGTGGAGTAAGTCAGGTGTCAGCATCCCATCACCATCATATCTACCATCGCCTTACCGTCTTCTACGTTGTCCACCACGAAAACCGACACTTTGCACTGACGCAACCTATGATGCTCGCGCTCCTGCGCTTCAGTGGGCTTTTGACCCCCGCGCTTGAACTCGCAAAACCACATACGACCATCGGGCCGGATGAACAAACGATCAGGGACCGCAGCACGAGCGGGACTGGTGAACTTGTAAACTAGTACGTTTTTGGTCTTAGCGTAATCGCAGACCTTGGCTTCGATTTGTTTTTCAAGCATCATGAAATCCGGTATCAATTTGATGTTTAAGATCATCATCGCGCTCTTGCAACACTTCGGCTAACTTTTGCATGTAATGCGCACCTTTGCGGATCTCTTGAACGTTTTCGTCTTTAGTTCCCATGCGCATCACGTACTTGAGCGCCCCGCCACGGTAGAACCCGATGCGTTGCTCGATGGGCCATGTGTCAACCACGTCCCAAGGCTCGACGCCCATGTTCTTGTAGTGATCGCCACCGATCTGAATATCTCTTGCTTTCATTGTTCCAATCCTTTCACCAGTTGTTCAACACGCAAACACTGACCGACATCAAACATACCTATGTGTGTTTGGTCAGCGGGAAGACCCATCGCTTTTGATAGCCACGCATACGCCTTACTTCGGGTCATTGTTCCGTCTTTCCACAACGCATCAAACACAGAGTGGGCTTGCATTTTGGCAATCCTCAACTGTCTGTTTGCCAGCCGACCTAGAGGTTTGCCATCACGGTGTGTGCCGACATATGCGCCACAGGGAGCGCACTGGTAAAACACTTTGCCCCATAAGTCACGACGATGTGGATAAATCACATTACCCCGCACCACTGCTGAAGGGTTCCCACAGTATGGGCAAGTTAAGCTAAACCCAGACATAGCTTCTCCACTTCTCTGACGTAATAATCGAAGTCCACCGGCAGCTTGCCAGCGTCTTTAATGTCATTACATGGCTGAACATTCCACCCACTCTCGACACCAATTTTTCGCCACTCGGTTTTACCTTTCAAGGGTGGCATGTACTTGAACAGGCGTCCGCCGTTTTCAGCGATGTAATATCTCGTGATGTTCTGCAACTGCTGCGGGGCTTGCCCGTCCCATTCGATTGCCAGATAACTAGATCGCGGCACCTTGGTGCGCAGCATGAAGTCCATGATGTCGGGCCACTGCTGCACGGTCTGCCGAATGGGCGCCCCATCGACTAATACCTTTTCGGCAACCTTGGGGATCACAAGACCGCCTGCGTTTTGATGCCATCCGACCTTCCACTCGTAGGCGCCTTTGCGCTTGGTGCTGCCATCCTCAAACACGCCGATGTAATTGTTGACATCGCGGATCATCATGGACTTGTAAATGGCTTCCTCAAGGTTCAGACCGGTGCGCTCTTGCCATGCCATGCGGACCAGATCGACCATCATCTTCATGTTGCGCGGCACTCGCACGGTCAGGCCGTCCGTGTTCACTTGGATCAAGCGCAGACCGGGGATGGTCATCAACCCTTCAGCCAGCAGACACAGCAGCAGTTGGCCGTTAAGCGTGATGCTCATGGTGAACAGCGGGTCGTAGAACACGCTGAACTGGTTGTTACTATCGCCGTAGACACCATTCAAAGCCAGCTTGAGCATCGCACTTTCTGCGGACTTCTTAGGGTACTGCTTGCGCTGCTCAAATAGGTGCTTGTAGATGACAACGAAGTCTTTGCCTAGATGTGCAGGAAAAAAGCCGTTGCAGATAGCCAGATTTGGATAGTAAGAAGTGACATCAAGGTCCACAATGACTTGTTCGTCATCGGACTCGATACACTCCGACTCGACGCTTCCATGAATGCCACCAAGGCCAAACACGAAAGTAAAACCATTGACGCAAGCAGTAAGGTCATTGAATACTCCTTTGGTTTCTGTGATTGATTGCGCCTTGAGCCAGTCCAGCACTCGGTTAAATTCGGGCTGCTCAAAGTTGATCCACGGCAGGATTGCGTCCTTGATCGCGATGACTGGGCGCTTGGTCTGCCGAGGTGTGCGACCCTTGGGGCCAAAGTCGTAGCAGGCCACACCGGCTTCTTCTAGCTTCATGACGAAGTAGTCTTTGCCGATCTTGGTGTCGTTGTGGTTCATGAAGTCCCGAGCGTATTTGCGCGTTAGTTCTTCACGGAAGTGCAGCATGTCGATGCTCTTGTGATAGAACGCCTTGGTCTGCACCACGTCATGCTGGTTGTACTGCTTGAGCACTTTAATCTGCTCACGAGTTAGGCTGGTGCCCACCTTGAACGGTAAGTCCTCAATGGTGTCGGATCGCATATTAAATTCCAACACCTTGAGACTAGTGGCGCGTGCCTTGTTGTCGAAGTGGTGAATCTTAAACAAATCAATTTGAGGAACAAATTGGTCAGACGGTTTAACAAGATGCATCCACTTGCTACCGTCTTCATCCTGCGACCCGATGATTGATTGCGCCTTTTGATACAACGTATCGGCGTCACTGTGACCCATGCGGATCAGGGTGTGCAGGACGGGGTAGTCAAACCCTAAATTATTAAAGCCGACCATGCGAGCATTGGTCTGTTTAAGGTAAGTCAAAAACTCAACAATCTCGCGGGAGTCGTTACGCCAGTCGCTGATCTCAAACATCCAGCGCAGCGGGGCGTCCGCATGTTCCACTGCCAGCGTGAACACGTTTGGATAGGTTTCGATGTCGAAGACATAGTCGTTACTCATTACATTTACTCGCAAACAGGGGGGCCGAAGCCCCCGGTTGATCACTGACCCATCATGAACGGTGGCAGACCCATAGCCGCAGCCGGAGCAGCGGTAGAACCAAACATGCCAGCGGGGGCACCAGCTACGGCACCGAACAGGTTCGATGCATCCACTGCACCCTCACCGAACGGTGTGTCGTCAGCAAAGAATTGCACAGCAATTAGATCGCAACGGATGCCACGACCGTGTTTGTTTTCTTGAAGCCACGGCTTGACGGCAGCGTTCACCCGGCAACCGCCGTACATCTTGCGAGCCAGTTGTTGATATGCCATCGTGTTACCAGCGTCCACAG